CGTGCATTCACTCGTACATTCTCACTTGCTGATAATGTTGTCGTTAATAATGCTGAGATGATCAATGGCATCCTGAAGGTTTGGCTCGAGCACATTATCCCAGAGGATAAAAAGCCAAAGAAAATCGATATTACAGACGCAGAAACCCCAAAGAAAACAAAGAAAGAGTTGCTTACTGAAGACAAGTAAGCAAATTTGAATTGTTTCGTTATTAGGCTGGGCGAGGTGGGCTTGCCCAGCCATTCTCACGTTAATAAGAGGAAACGATGTTTACCGACTACTATAAGCACTTTGTCGACTGGATGACAGAAAGTAAAAGATATTATACTACTCTTCAAGAACTCAGTAAGCTATCAGACGAAGATCTTAGATACTTAAATTTATCACGCGATAATCTTATCTACGAAGTTAACAGATCATACATGGAACGATTTGCGAATAAATAACTGACATTCCTAAAAAGGAGAATATGATGTTAGTTACATTCGATCAATTAAACGAATTCTTTGAAGACACTGATGAAGATATTGTTCAAAGATTCGTAGAGCCTCTCAATGAGGTAATGACTTTTTACGAAATTAACAACCCAAATCGTATTGCGATGTTTCTTGCGCAAATTGGCCACGAATCAGGTGGCTTGAGAGCGACGCAAGAAAATTTAAACTACCGTGCTGAAACTTTGTTAAAAGTTTTTCCAAAATATTTTCGTGGCAAAGATCCAAACCAATATGCTAAACAACCTGAGAAAATCGCAAACCTTGTCTACGCCAGCAGAATGGGCAATGGTCCTCCTGAGTCTGGCGACGGCTATCGCTTTCGTGGTCGCGGGCTTATTCAGTTAACTGGTCGTTCAAACTACACCATCTTCGCACAAGACATGGAAATGCAACTTGAAGATGTTATTGAGTGGTGTAGCGAACCAGAAGGTGCATGTTGGTCAGCTGGTTGGTTTTGGGATTCGCGCGAGTTGAATCAATGGGCAGACAAAGGCGACATTCTTACTACTACTAAAAAGATCAATGGCGGCACCATTGGTTTGAAAGATCGCGAAGAACATTATCATGCCGCGCTAGAATTATTCCGTTGACATTTTTGGTCAACTGAGCTATACTTATCTGATGTTTGTTATGGAGGATTCATGAGCAAGTTTTATACACACGTGCATTTGAGAGGCAACAAAATTTATGTCCGTGGGTATGACACTGGCTTGCGTACGAAAGAAGTTGTTGAGTATAGCCCATATCTTTTTATTCCAAGCAAACGTGGTACTTTCCGTACTCTTGATGGTCAGCCCGTAGAACAGAAGATATTCCCAAGCATTTACGAAGCAAAAGATTTTATCAAACGCTACGAAGATGTTGAGAATATGCAGATCTACGGGCTGACTAATTTTCAGTATTCATACATCTTTGATAACTTCAAAGGCGATATTGACTACGATCCCAGTTTGGTTCGTATTGTAACACTTGATATTGAGTGCGCTGCCGACGAAGGTTTCCCAGATATCCAACGAGCTGACAAAGAGATCACTGCGATCACTTTGCGTAGTCGCAATCGCAACTATGTGTTTGGTTGTGGCGAGTTTACGACAGATGATCCTAACACTTATTATGTCAAGTGCGAGACAGAACAACAACTTCTATCGCAGTTTGTGAAATGTTGGCAAGCTCTGGACATTGATATCGTTACTGGCTGGAACATCGAGTTCTTTGACATTCCGTATCTTGTGAACAGACTCAATGCGCTTGGTTTCGACAGCAAGAAGTTGTCGCCTTGGAACTTGCTTGAAGAAAAGATTGTCGAGTTTCGTGGCAAAGAAAACCAGTCATATACTCCCGTTGGCATTTCTGTTCTTGACTATTATCAATTGTACCGCAAGTTCACATTCGGTAATCAAGAGTCGTACAAACTAGATTACATCGCGTCAATTGAGATTGGCGAAAAGAAAATTGACTACTCCGAGTATGGTAATCTGCTCGAGCTTTACAAAAACAATTATCAAAAGTTCATTGAGTATAACATCTATGACTGTGTGCTTGTTGATAAACTCGACGACAAGTTGAAGTTTCTCGAGCAGGTAATGGCGATCGCGTATGATGCAAGGGTCAACTATAATGATACAATGACGACCGTGCGTCCGTGGGATGTTATCATTCACAACTATCTGCTCGAACAAGGTATTGTTATCCCACAGTTCAAGAAGCAGCCAGATCCTGATTCGCTTGTTGGTGGTTATGTGAAGGATCCGCGCATTGGTCTTACGCCATGGGTTGTTTCGTTTGACTTGAACAGTCTGTATCCGCATCTCATTATGCAGTATAACATCAGCCCAGAAACATTTCGTGGGCGTCTGAATCGTTCTCCATCTATTGATGAATTGCTTGATGGTGTTGATGTACCAAACAAACTAGATGGTATCTCTTACACTGCTAATGGGTGTATGTACACGAAAGAGTTCCAAGGTTTCTTACCAGCATTGATGGAGAAGATGTATAATGATCGCGTTGTCTATAAAAAGAAAATGCTCGAAGCTAAACAACAATATGAGAAAACGAAAAGCAAAGATGATGAGAAACTCATTGCGCGCTATCACAACATGCAGATGGCAAAAAAGATTCAGCTTAACTCAGCCTACGGTGCGCTCGGAAACCAATACTTTCGCTGGTTCAACTTCAACCATGCTGAGGCTATTACAACGTCGGGGCAGCTTTCTATTAGATGGATCGAGCAGAAAGTCAATGCGTTCTTCAACAAGCTGCTCAAAACCAAGGATCAGGATTATGTGATTGCATCTGATACTGATTCAATCTATGTCACGTTTGAAAGATTGATACCAGCTGGTAGTAACGAGTTGGAAGCAGTTAAGTTGATCGATCAGTTTTGCGAGACAAAAGTTCAACCGTATCTTGATCAATGTTATCAAGAGCTGGCTGATAAGATGTCAGCGTATCAGCAGAAGATGCAAATGAAGCGCGAAACTATCGCCAACAAAGGCATCTGGAAAGCTAAGAAGATGTATATCCTCAATGCATGGAACATTGAAGGTGTGCAGTTTGATAAACCAAAACTGAAGATACAAGGCATCGAAGCTGTACGTTCGTCAACTCCACACGCATGTCGCGAGAAGCTGAAAGATTCATTTGAAATTATTATGAACAAGGACAAGTCAACTCTTGATAAGTTTATCGCAGAGTTCCGCGACCAGTTTAGTGAGTTACCATTCGAGGATGTCGCGTTTCCTCGTGGCATTAAAGGCATGAGCAAATATCGCGACAGCTCTACAATCTATAAGAAAGGTACACCGATCCAAGTCAAAGGTGCGCTGTTGTTCAATTATATGTTGCAAAAGCACAGAGTGAAAAACATTCCGCCTATCACTGACGGTGATAAAATTAAGTTTGCCTATCTCAAAGTTCCCAATCCGATCAATGACACTGTCATCGCCACTGCTGACTTCCTCCCGCAAGAGTTCAAGCTCGATAAATACATCGACCGAGAATTGCAGTTCGATAAGAGTTTCATGGAGCCACTGCGTTCGATCACTGAGGTGATTAACTGGGACATCGACAATAAATCTACACTAGAGGATTTCTTCGCATGAAACTAGCAGATGATGATTTTGGCTTTAGCCTTGTTTCCGAAGCCGAGCTAAAAGCTCATGAGGAAATGCTAAAGAAGCAAGTGGAAGAGCAGTCTAAAATTGTTGATCAAACAGCACAAACTGCTACTGAAATACAAAATAAGTTAGAGGGGCTACGTAATATGATTATGCCTCTGTTAATTAACTTACAAAAAGATCCAGACAAAACGTATATCTTCTGGCCAGATAGAACAGCTAAAATTCAAGCATTCATTAAGAAGGTCAACAATTACGTAGACGGATGATTAACTACCTAGCTTTGGCGGTAGCGCTGGCACTATCTGCTGTGTCGGCATATTACTCGATTTTGGGATTAGCAACTATATTCGCATCTGCTTTTATTCCCGTTGTCCTTATGGGCAGCGTTTTGGAATTGGGCAAACTTGTAACAGCAAGTTGGTTGTATAACAACTGGCATCATGCTCCAAGAGTACTCAAGTATTATCTTACTTCTTCTGTCATTGTTCTTATGTTCATATCAAGTATGGGCATATTTGGTTTTTTATCAAAAGCTCATATTGAACAATCTCTAAGTATCAACACAGGTACAGCCGATCAAGTTGCTATTATTCAAAACAAAATAGAGTTTGAAAAGCAATCAATAGCTGACCTTGATAAGCAGATCGCGCAGATTGATGCTGCAATTAACAAGATGACAGATCGTGGACAAGCAGCTAATTCATTAAGGGCTGCTGAACAACAACGAAGACAGCGCGATGTTTTCGTGAGTCGCAAGGATACTCATGTCAAAAATATATCCGCATTTACCACAGAACGAATTAAACTCGAGTCAGAAGTTAAAAAACTCGAAGCAGAGGTGGGACCTCTCAAATATATTGCCGAACTTGTATATGACAAGGCTGATGGAAACCAACTTGAAAAAGCAGTTCGCTATGTTATCATTATCATCGTCCTTGTTTTTGATCCTTTGGCTGTGCTTTTATTAATTGCTGCAAACTTGGGCATCAGAAAAAACTTGACAAAGATGGATGAAAATAGTATACTTAAAATAGATGATCGTATAATTTAAGGAAGCGGCGTGAAGTTTCATTATTATTGTGATTTTAATGTTATGCACATTGAAGATTTTTTCACCGACGAAGAATATTATTTGATGTGGGCAGAACTAATGATGCTTTGTCAAGATGAATTTCTTATTGATGCAAAAGAAGCTGGTGGTGCAGTAGATAGTAACAATAACATGTTGCGCGTAAACAGGGGATTGCCCATAGAATCTATTATGGATGAAGAATCTTCTTTTATTATTAGAGCGATGAACAAAATATTAGAATATGATTTTACTCATCGAATGATGGCGTATGATATTGAATTTAGTTCATTGACAAAAAACTCTACGCATCTTATTAACCATTATAAAGAAAATCAGTTTTATGGTTTTCACAAAGATAAAAGCTCATTAACAGCAATTACCGAATTTTACAAAGAACCAAAACCATACAGCGGTGGTGTTTTGGTTTTAAGAAATGGTGAAAAAACAATTTCGCCTGTATTAAACACCAGAGACCTAATTATATTTCCAGGTCAACTGGATCACTGTGTTACACCAATTAATATAAATGATGGCTTTACTAATTCCAATGAGAACGCTAGAATATCTGTAAGTAGGTTCATGAAGTAAGGAGAAAACATGTCACTTCGCGATAGATTGATTAAGAATAGCACGATTGAGTTGACTTCTACTCTTGCTGACAGCAAGATTTTTACTAAGAAGGACATGATCCCAACTCCTGTCCCGATGATCAACGTAGCATTGTCTGGCAGCATTGACGGTGGTATCACTCCTGGTTTGACCATGCTTGCTGGTCCATCGAAGCACTTCAAGACAGGTTTCGCTTTGCTGATGGCTTCTGCATTTTTGAAGAAGTACAAAGACGGTATCATTCTTTTCTATGACTCTGAGTTTGGTACGCCTCAATCTTATTTCAATACTTTTGGTATTCCTTTTGATTCTGTTGTTCATACTCCTATCACTGACATCGAAGAACTGAAGTTCGATATCATGAAGCAGATGAAAGATCTTACTCGCGAAGATCGAGTCATGATTGTTATTGACTCGATCGGTAATCTTGCTTCAAAGAAAGAAGTTGATGATGCGCTTGACGGTAAGGCAGTTGCTGATATGTCGCGAGCAAAGCAGCTCAAGTCTTTGTTCCGTATGATCACTCCGCATCTTTCACTCAAAGATATTCCGATGGTTGTGATCAATCACACCTACAAGGAAATCGGTCTGTATCCGAAGGACATCGTTGGTGGTGGCACTGGTTCATACTATGGCTCTGACAATATTTGGATCCTTGGTCGTCAGCAGGAGAAGGACGCAGATGGCATTAGTGGTTATCACTTCGTCATCAACGTTGAGAAGTCTCGCTACGTTAAGGAAAAGAGCAAGATCCCGATCACTGTTTCGTTCGAAGGTGGCATCAATCGCTGGTCTGGTTTGCTTGATGTAGCACTTGATGGTGGTTATATCGTGAAGCCAAAGAATGGCTGGTATGCTACTGTCGACAAGGAAACTGGTGAAGTGCGTCAGCCTAGTATGCGTGCTGGTGATATTGTCGACAACAAGGACTTCTGGGTAAAGATGTTCCAAACTACTGACTTTGCCAAGTATATTGAAAATCGCTACAAGATGGCGGTCGGTTCAATCATGGTTGAAGAAGATGAACCTGATACTGACTGAGCTTTATAGCGAAGATAAAACTCGCAAAGCAATTGTATCTTTGGAAGATGAGATGCTAGTCATTGACTATTATCAAGATGACAAGTATACTAGTAGTGAAGTGTTACCACACTTAACATTTACAGAAGCCAAAGATAAAGCAGAAGATTACGTTCTTTACCAGGAGCATCGATGACATTTGAGAAAGTTATTTTCAACAATCTCGTTTTCAATGAACAATATGGGAGAAAAACCATTCCGTTCTTAAAGACGGAATATTTCCAAGACTATCATCACAAGCTAGTATTCGATCTTATCGACGTATATATGAAAAAATATAATGGCTTTCCTTCGCGTGAAGCCATGTTGATTGATTTGTCGAATAAGGACAATGTGAATGAAGATGCGTATAAAAAGACCAAGGAGATTATCGAATCAATTGCTGAGGACAAAGAAACAGATCTTCAGTGGCTTCTCGATCAAACAGAAAAGTTTTGTCAAGAAAAAGCGGTGTACAACGCCATTATGTCGTCAATCCAAATTTTGGATGACAAAACGGGAAAAACCACGAAAGGGGCGATACCGCAAATACTCACCGACGCTTTGGCTGTTTCGTTTGACACGCATATTGGGCACGACTTCTTGGAAGATACAGATACTCGATATGAGTTTTACCACACCAAAGAAGTCCGCATCCCATTCGACATTGAATACTTCAATAAAATTACACAAGGCGGACTTCCACGTAAAACCCTGAACATTGCACTTGCTGGTACTGGTGTTGGTAAATCATTGTTCATGTGTCATTGTGCAGCCAGCAACCTACTCAATGGGTTGAATGTGTTGTACATCACGATGGAGATGGCGGAAGAGAAGATAGCTGAACGTATTGACGCGAACCTACTCGATACGCCTCTTGATCAATTGAAGTTGCTACCGAAAGAAGTTTACGATAAAAAGGTTGAGCGTATTCGTAAAAAAACTGACGGTAAGCTGATTGTGAAAGAGTATCCTACAGCATGTGCGGGATCTGCAAACTTCCGCCATCTCCTGAATGAGTTGAAAATTAAGAAGTCGTTTACACCAGATATTATCTACATTGACTATCTGAACATTTGTATGTCATCGAGGATGAAACATGGAGCCAACGTCAATTCTTATACCTATGTCAAAGCAATCGCAGAAGAGTTGCGAGGGCTCGCAGTGGAGTTCAATGTACCTATCGTCAGTGCGACTCAAACAACTCGAACAGGATATTCGAGCAGCGACTTGGGACTGGAAGATACATCAGAATCCTTTGGACTCCCAGCCACAGCTGATTTTATGTTTGGGCTCCAAACCTCAGAGGACATGGAGTCAAGAAATCAGATTATGGTTAAGCAGCTCAAAAATCGCTATAATGATCCAGGGAGCACTCGTCGGTTCGTTGTTGGTATTGATCGCAGTAAAATGCGGCTTTATAATGTAGAAGAGCAGGAGCAGGAGGACATACTTGATGGTCCAGTGATGGATAAAACTAAGTTTGGTGAAGAAGACAGCGAACGTAATAAACCAAAGAAGAAGTTCAACTTTGCGGGGTTCAAGTGATGAATTATAGAGTGGTCGAAGGTGCTAACTATACTGTGATTGAAACTGCTACAGAACAGATTATCAGGACGTTTAATACGCTAAAAGAAGCTAAGTCTTTTATGAGATTTCTAAACCTTGGTGGTAGTTTCGATGGCTGGACCCCAAGATTTATTTTAAAAAAAGTTGCTGATATCTCTAAAAAAGTCAACGAAGATATATAAATAAACCCAGAGTAAATGTGTATTGTGTCTGCAGCGCAAGAGGCAAGTTAGTAGATTTACTAGTCAGGAATAGTCGGGAATAACGGTGGGGTTCCGCCCGACCACATTTGCTTTTGGGAGTTGGGGAGAGGGTGTAATGCCCTCTCCCTTTTTCATTATAAATAGAGTGAAACAAGGAACAGTCATGGCTTCTGTAAACTCTATTGATCAGCTAGAAAGTAGTTTGAAAAAACTTGGATACGGTGTATTCAAGAGAGACAGCTCAACAAGATTAATAGTTTATACTACTGAAGAGCGCGTATCGTTTTTAAAATTAATGGCTGCTACTTTCGATGGTTCTTATACCTCACAGAAAACTGGAGCTGGTTGGAGAAGTTCTGTTGGAGCTGCTCAAATTGGCAGCTTAATGATACTTGCGAAACCACAAGCAAAGGGTGGTGCAGCTGGCAGTGTATCAACATTAGACGCACGTATTTTTACTACGCTCGGCACCAAAGGTAAATTTAATTACATGGGTCAAGAAGTTAGCGTAGTTTCATTTACAACAGCAAAAACATTAGCCGAAAGTATTGTTAAGGGTTGTAACGATTCTCAAATTCTTGGAAAAGAATATGCAGAAATGTTTGAAGACTTTTTCGCAACTGGTGAGTTTGTTTGGGACCCAACTCTGCCTCCTCCAGTAATTAACAAACTTGGTGTGTATACTGGCGAAGTATTGATTGGTTGGGTTTTGTTAGCCAACAAGCAAACAAAATATTTTGAAACAAACCCATTTTCAGGTTCTGTTAAAGCGTTTCATATGCCAACTGACCCTGCATTTAGTGGCGTTGATAGTTTTGTTGAATTTAAAGATGGCACTTATGTAGGTATCAGTTCTAAATTTGGAGCTGGTGCAAAGGCTAGTTTCTTTACTAACATGCTCGAAAAAGGCATCAAAGGAAGAACAAAATTAAAAAATAGTATATTCAAAGATATTTGTGATATATGTGCAACAAATAACATAGAATATAAGAAGTCCAAAGAAATTGTTTATACCTATGGTGTAAAGAAACTTTTAAAATTAAATGTAACAAAGCCATCTGCAATTTTTGACGCTATTGTGGCTGGTAAAAAAGATGCTGATCTTAATAAGGTAATACTTGCTATCAAATCTTATCCTGGCGTTAGTGATGATATAAAAAAGAAATTGCCTAATAGCGTCAGTGCATTTTTTAACAGAACGATTGCAGATAAATTAAATAAAGATGCAAAAAGTATTGAAGAAATTAAAAAGATATTAGAAGGTAAAGACTTTTTCCAGGCAAACTTAAATACTTCGGAATGGTTAAAAGGTAAAGTCAAATTCAAATTCGTGAAGTCTGGCAAATCAACACTAAAGTTCATTGGCTCAAAAAGCGCGATAGATGACACCAAGTCAAAACAGGGTTGGATCAACTACGAGCTAAGTGCTCCGAAATAGCTTGACTTTTATTCGAATCCGAGGTAGTATAATTCTATGAAGAGATTTAAAGATTTCAAGGATCAGGGGATCCTTACTATATTCGATATCGACGAGACGTTATTCCACACCACAGCTAACGTTATCGTGCGTAGTCCTAGTGGTGTTGTTAGGCGTAAGCTAAACAATAAAGAGTTTAACGACTACAAGCCAAAGATCGACGACAAGTTCGATTTCAGCGAATTCAAAGATGCTGATCTGTTCTATGAAACATCTCGTCCTATTCGCAAAATGTTCAATAGAATTAAGTTGATCATGCGAATGAAAAAGAATCCGAACTCCAAGGTGATAATCCTCACAGCTCGTTCGGACTTCGATAACAAAGATAAGTTCATTGCCACTTTCCGTAAACATGGTTTGACTGAGATCGATGATATCCATGTTCATCGCGCTGGTAATCTTACAGGCTACTCAGCTGCCGAAGCCAAACGCATCTATATCGAGCAATACCTTAAAACAAACAAATTCTATAAGGCTCGACTGTTTGATGACTCTGAGTCAAATTTAAAAATGTTCAATCGACTGAGATTAAAATATCCCTCTGTCGATTTCGATGCTTGGCAGGTTGTTCATAACGGAGATGTAAGATCATATAAATACCAATAAAGAGGTATCTTTATGATCAATTTTAATTCTTACCTAACTGAATCCTTGGATGTCGAGAAATTAAAACATCTCGAACATGCCGAGGATCACATCATTCATGGAGGTCATGAGGGCGTGAAGCATGCTGCCTCGACCCTCGAAGATGTTCATAGCTTTCTACAAGGTAAGAAGTCGGCAACTAAGATTACTCAGAAATATGATGGCGCACCGTCAGTTGTTTTCGGTCGACATCCCGAGAATGGCAAATTCTTTGTTGCTTCGAAATCTGCGTTTAACAAAGATCCGAAACTGAATTACACACCAAAAGATATTGAAGCCAATCATGGTCATGCTCCTGGTTTGGTTGAAAAGCTAAAGGCAGCGCTAGAACATCTACCAAAAATTATGCCAAAGGAAGGTGGAGTGTATCAGGGCGATCTGATGTACACAAAGCCAGACGTTACTGAGAAAGAAGGTAGCTACTCATTCACACCAAATACAATTACGTACGAGGCTGATAAAGACTCAGCTCATGGTCGCAAGATTGCTGCGTCCAAACTAGGAATTGTCGTTCATACCAAATACAAAGGTAAGAAACTGGACGACATGAAGGCGGACTTCAACTTAAATCACAGCTCATTCAAACAGGATCCAGATGTTCACACCATTAACCCAGAAGTCGGCGAAGGTCAAATCTCCAATATTGAGAGCAAGAAATACCAAGACCATATCAATAAAGCAACACAACTTTACTCAAGCATGGATCCTGACATCTTTAATACTGTTGACGGTCATGATGTTAATATCAAAACTTATATCAACGACACTGTAAGAAACGATACAAAGCCATCCGCTGATGGTTATCATCAGTTTATGCAAGCCAAGCTGCAAAAAGAAGTAGACAAATTAAAATCAGAAGCTGGCAAGAAAAAGAAACAAGAGCAAGCCGATACTACATTATCTCATATCAAAACACATAAGAAGCAGCTTGGCGACATTCTTCAGTTGCATAGTCATATGCAGCAAGCAAAAGACACACTCGTGGGCGCGCTCTCGCGAAACCAAGAATTTAAAACTACAATCGGTGGTAAGGCAACTAAGCCAGAAGGATTTGTTGCTACACGTGGTGGTCGTCCATCAAAGCTAGTCGACAGAGCAGATTTCAGTCGTAGCAATTTCTTGATGGGTTCGTTCCGCAAAAATGCAGAGCCAGAACCATCAGCAGAAGATAAGCCAAAGAATCCAGTTGTGTTTAGTTTTGGTCGCATGAATCCACCAACAACTGGTCATAAGGTGCTTGTCGACAAGGTTCATGAGCTAGCAAAAGAAAACAACGCAAAGCATAGCGTTGTATTATCACATTCAGTTGACCCCGAAAAGAATCCATTGACTGCTCAGCAAAAGCTGAAACATGCGAAAAGATTTTTCCCTAAAACTAATTTGGCAGTCGCATCTAAAGAAGCTCCTTCTTTCCTCCATCACGCGCAAGAGCTTCATAAAGCTGGTCATGATCATTTGATTATGGTGGCTGGTTCTGATCGTGTGCCTGAATACAAAAAGACATTGGAAAGATATAATGGTGAGGGTGAAGGTAAGCTATTCAACTTCAAGAAGATCGACGTAGTATCTGCAGGTCAACGCGACCCAGATGCTGAGGGCGATGTTGGTATGTCTGCCAGCAAAATGCGTGGGCATGCTATGGCTAATAAGTTCAGCGAGTTCAAGAAGGGCATACCTTCGCACGTTCATCCAGAGCATGCAAAAGAGTTATACAACGACGTTCGCAAAGGAATGGATATTAAAATCGATGCTAATACTCCAGGCATTTCACTCGGTAAATATGCGAAACGTAATGACCCTATCGGTATGAGAGCGCGCAAAGAGCAAGAGCGTAGAACGCGCACGAAGAAAACAATGAAAGAAAATTATCCATTTTTACAAAGAAAAAGCATGCTTGTGGAAAAGCTGATTAGCTCTTTGAGTGTCAAAAATAACTAAATACAGGTGCAGAAAGCTACGGCAATCCTGCATTGTTTTTGGATAAGCCTACAGGGAAACTCCAATGTCAAAAGAAGAAACCAGTCTCCAATCTAGTCCTCAGCTAGTCTTCAATGAACAGCAAGAAGGGGTTGCCGTAGTCCTTTCTGAAAAGGAGACAGTCGCACTTTACAAAAAATCACAACAATGTGGGTACTCGTTCGACACCTTGCAGGAGGTGTATCGTCGAGGCTATTTGTCATGGGACCTACACTTAAACGAGACGCCAGAGCAGGTGGCGTT